AGGATGAATGACTTCATGCACGAAAGCCCAGAAGCCAAATTTATGGCTAGGCCGTGTATCCGAAGGGACATCAGAAGTATCTGTATCTGGGTCAGACAATAGATTTACCCACCTATTACCAGACCTATACGTATAGATATAGAACTCATCTAGCTTAGTATCATCTTCATGGCCTGTAGCCAGAGCCGTTATGAAAGCCTGGTCGCCATCCTTAAACCAAATCTCTCGACCTACGGCTTGATTACCAGTATTAATTCCTGAACGCTGTTCTTCTCTTCGCTCTTGTATTCGATTTATTCCACCCATAATTTATTTTCTCCTTACCAATAATTTCTTTTATCTATTATATCACAAAGTTCATTTTTATTTCTTACATCTTGAACATCTTTATATTCTTTAGGTAATGTTATATAAGATACTACAAAACTATTTGATAGCTCTTTAAAGATTTTATTCATAGCTCTTTGACCTGTATTATCATTATCTAAGCATATAACAAATTCTGGTGTTGATATATTATACAACATTTCTTTCTGTTTTTTTGACATGCTTGACCCCAACAAGGCAACAGAATTAAATCCATGTTGGTCTAACCACATAGTATCTAGACTTCCTTCAGTAATACAAACAAAAGATTTATTTGTTAAGAAGCAAGACCCAAACAATAGTTTAGATTTTTTCAAACCTTTTGAATACATATATTTAGGGTGGGCATTTATCCGTCTACTTACCCACCCAACCATACGTTGTGTATCATCTTTAACAGGAATGATTAAATCATTATATGTATTCATAGCACATCCCCATTTAAGAAGTGTTTCTTTATTAAACCCTCTATCTAATATCCATCGAGGTACAGAATTACAAAAGAAGGGAAAATCTATTTCAGGTAAGATTCCATTATCTGGTAGATATTCATCAAACAGATTTATATCAAAATTAGCTTCTTGCTCATGAAGTAAATTATCAACTTGGATACGTGAATAGTTTAAATATTTTTGCAGAAAGCCTTTTAAATTACCTGAACCGCACCCTGCGAAACAAATCCATACTCCTTTATCTATGTTTATAGAACAAGAATCAATCTTGTCCTCATGAAAAGGACATTTTATAGAAAATTCTTCTTTATAAGTAGACGGTGTAATACCAACATCTAACAATACAGTTGTCCAATCAATCATTAAAACTCTCCAGTAAAACGAGAATCCTCTTTAATATAACCAGAGTCTATATTCCAAGTTAACGTAGACGTATCAATATTTAATTCCCCATCTCTGTATTTTTGATATTGAATGATTCGTTTAAAATCATCATCTTCAACCATACACATGGATAACGCGACATCTGATGCCCTCAGAAGAGCATCACCAAAAGCAACATGTTCAGCCCTAGGAGGTGAGTAAATATCTGATGCATCCCTATTAGCTTGAGTAGAAACAAACATCGCAATGTTATGACTCATACATAGATTCTTTTAGCTTTCTTACCCTCACCACTTGATACCAAGTATACACCATCCAACACCACAAAATCAGGTTGGTGTTTCCTAACTAGTCCTGAAATGGACTCTAAAGACATTCCTTGTTGTCCTTCAATGTGGTCACATATTAACATCTTACGTCCATTTAACTTAATCAGAAAATCCTTATAGGCATCTTCATCAATCGGGTCACCATTACGTAAAGCTTTATGAGAGAATGTATATCCCATCATGTTAGCCAACACTATATCAGTACGTAAACTGATAGAATTAGTGGGCATCTCCGTAGATATAAGAAGGGTTTTATGTCCTGCCATCATTGCAACTGCTGCTGCATGAACACACAGCCACGTTTTACCCATCGTTGGTCTAGCGAATAAAGAAATAAGTTCTCCAGGCATCCAGCCTACACCCATATTATTAATAGAATCAAAGGAAGTAGGAATACCCATCATCCCTTCTTGCCGTAAATCATTCTTCCGCTTCCAATCATTATATCGTTCTATATGTCCACTATCATAATTAGTTACATCTTCATCATAAACTAACCCTATATCTTGTAAGGACGTTAGAATCTGTGCATATGCATCTTTTGGTTTTTCAAGCAGCATAGCCTTATTCTTTTGGAATGACCCGACTACTTGTCTAAAGAGCACTTGGTCTTTGAAAGTATCTAGGGCATAATCAAATGTTAATTATCTAAATATTTAGTAACAAACTTATAAGCATCGCCATGTTGTGCAAAGTCCTGTGATGTATATTTAAACCTATGGAAATTCTTCTTCTCTGTTAGCCCTAATATTAAACCCGATTCAATGTAATCATAGTTCTCCATTCTTTACTCCTTCTTAGAATCATAGATAATTCTATTAGAATCATTGTGTACATAGTATATCACATCTGACTGTTCTCTAAACTTGTCTACAACTTCTTTAGCCTTAGCAAATGTAGATACTGTATCTTCAATCCATACTTGGTTACTTATTTTATGTACTGCAATAATTCTAAACTCACCTTCAGGTGCAATTCTATTCTTCAAATCCTTCTTATTGAGATTCTTTTTTACTCTTACTAGTCCGTGTGGTCTTTTTATTTTTCTCATCGAGCCACCCCATTAAATCTTTTTCTAATTGTATCATCTTAGTTCGGTCTGTTGCTTTAGGTAACCACTTAGCTTTTAATAACCGAAGCTCTTGCCACTTAGTACGATATTCTGGCTGATTACTATTCTGAACCTTCCAACGAAGTTCAGGATTATCATCATCAGGAACATAAAATTTAATCCCTGCAACAAAATAAGGGATAGAAACTGTATTTGCATTTCGTTTAATACAGGCTACTATCCCACATAAAATGGCAAAGACATCATGAGTTTCTAATAAACCTTTAAGCAACTTCATTTCATATCCTATGAAACGAGTAGACACATAATCTTTGTCGTGCTTCCTATAATATTCCTCTGAAAAAATTCTATGTAAATCTTGACAATTATAATCTTCTATATTCTTCTCCCGCTTCTCCATATTCATAACTATCTTCTCCTTCAAATAAGGCATTCACCTTCTCTCTTAATCCTGCTCTAATCGAATATCCTGATTCATGTAAATCTTCTGTAATTTCTTCCATAGTTAATCCTTCTAACCGTAAGATAATAAACTGCTCTTCTTTAAAAGACAAGTTGCTATTACTAATTAACTCCATTGCTTCTATCTGTTCAAAAGTATCATCGTCTATTTGTAAGGCTTGCTGCATTTTATTAGAGGGAATTTCCTCTACCCCACCCGTTAATAATTCATCAATGCTTTGAGTATCTACATGCTTACGTTGAGCTTTAACTATTAAAGTTCTTAACGTGTTCATCATAGTCGTATGCAAATAAGTATGAAACGAAGTACCAAAAGATGGATTAAAACCCTTGGCTGCTTTTATAATTGCTATTCTTAATTCTTGAGCAATATCATCTCTATCCATATCAACAACAAAAGCTGAAGAAGCTATTTTTTGAACCTTCGGTTCCCATTGGGTAATTAAATCATCGTTAATTTCTATCTTTGATTCCATATCATCTTCCATAAAGATATTGGTGTATATCCTTTAGCAATAAAATAAGCATAGTTAGCCATTATACCAGAGAAAACTAAAACAATTAAATATAACACCCATAACGGGAGGGGAGCAAACTTAAAGAATGTCACCATAATACTATCTTCTATCATATGCATAATGGTAATACCTATAAGTAGCTTCCAATATAATTTATCGACATGGTGGAGGAAATGCATGGCTTCTCCTTTTGCTAGTTATGCCATCTCTCTGGCCTCTATTATAGCACGACTTACTACAAAAAATATGTAAGTAACCTCTTCTATAACTATCTTTTATTATACGCTTTTTACGTTGAAAATTCAGATGGCAAAATTCACATGCAACCCACACAAATTTTATATCTTCTCGACATTTGCCTGGGCAAACTTTCTGTTTATTAGGAGTTGGGTTATTACATACAGGACAATATACTAAACGCTTACGTTGATATAATCCTTTAGTAGGTAATCCCTCCCCCTTTAATATATGAAAAATACGCTGCTTAGTTACACCCAGCTTAATTGCTATAGCGGGTAAAGTTAAATAAGGCTGGCTTTCCTTTAAAGCTATTGCTTTGCTTCGTGTAGACATTATAACACATTGGCCTAAATAATTACTTCCACTGTCTCACGATTAAATTTATACATCTTACTGCCAATCTTAGGCCAACCATCAGACTGAGGTTCAAAGATTTTCATAGAGCCATTAGCAAATATGATTACATTGTATGCATGACCCGCCTCATAATCAATCACCAAGCCTACCGTATTCACATGGAATCTTCGGTCTACCCTAGCTTTAAAGGAGAACGCAAAATTATCACAATCATATTTTTCAGCAATATACTTTTTATTATCCGTCCAATCCCAATCAATTATCTTCTGAAATTCTTTTTGGGATACTGCTACATATTTATTATCTAACCAAGTAATATTTCTAACTCCCCCCATAGCTTTAGCAATCTCATATTGAGACATGTCCTTACGCCCTTTAATTTCTGGGGGAGTGAGAATAGATAAGGCATCTTTTACTTGAGTGAGTGCTGCTATTAACTCTCCCATTTGTCAACCACTTCTCGTATCTCTTTAGCTAATACAATAGCTTCATTACGTTCATCTTCTAGTACTTTAATACGACGGCTGAGAGCATCTACCTTCATTGAAAGTTCTTCGTCGCCCTTAGAAGGGCCAGGCTTTGCCTTCAATAAAATTAATATCTGTTCTAATACTTTAGTCAGCATCATTTCTTTCCTCCAATAAATCTAACATATCTTCGCATTGTCTTTCCAACCACATATCAAACTTACATACCCTGCTAGTAAATACTAATAGTTGTATTACTATTCTCATAATTCCTCCTAAGCCCCAAAAACGTTTTCTGTATTTTGAACCGCACTTTCAATAACAACCTTCCGAACACAATCAGTAACAACCTCAGAAAGCTGCCTCTTTAAATCTTGTGCCAATATTTCAGGAGTGGGTGTTTCTTGATATGTACCTATCCAATTATTATCCTCATCATATTTAGGGACGGGACAGAGGTGATGTTCCTCAATCAAAGC